AGAAACCGAACCAATCGCTGTGCAAGCTTCAAAGAAGCTTAAATAACCTTCAAAGAAGGTTAAAAATAAGTTATTAATAACTTAACGAAGGGGTCACCTTAGCTTCACAGAAGCTATTAGGGGGCTATGGGGGGTGGTCAGCAACGCCACAGCGTATATAAGGGTCTCAGAAATTTTTAACAAAAACAAAGCACCCCCATTACTAGAACAGAGGTGCTGAGTACACATACACAGAATTATATGAACAATTACGAACACATATGAAAATTATTCGGACACTTCTTCGTCATCATCGTCATCTTCTACCCAGATCCAGTCGTTGTCAACATCAGAACACTCTGCATTTTGTAGTAATTTACTAGCACGAAGTACAAGACCAGTAGCTGAGAACTCATTATTGAAAGCAAACCTACAACCTTCCATAACATCTGCGTCATCTACTATAATAACATAGTTTTGAAAGTGTTCTCCAGCAATAGCCTTTAATCTTTCTAGGGGGTCTGGAGCGTTTTCTCTTGACATGGTAGTTGGTTATGGATAATTTACTTAAAACCAGCTGTTAACTGACCTATTAGTTCGCTTATAGTAAGCATCTTTAAAGTTTCTTAGCTCTTCGTCAACCAAATCTCGTTTCCTATCCTTGATTTGTCTGTCAGCATCTTGAGCCATTTGGGTTACCCAGTAGTTACAAGCGATTGACAGAGCGTCAAGGCGGTCATCGTGACGAATACTTCCTCGTCTGTTGGTCAACCTCGTCATCTGATAGAACAACATATAGTGCAGGTGTTTTTCTGCTGGGTAAGACTGTGCTGTTTTATAGTCGTTCTCTATGACCGTAGGGTCTATAACTAATTTATGACCACCTAGAAGGGGTTCTAAGGTATCTATAATCCGTTTTTCCTTCTGGGTGTGGTGTCGTACCTCTTCTAAGGTTACAGGGTATTCTCGTCTAAATATAGGGGTTATTAGTTGGTTGAACATACCGTCACCAAAGTTAGATTCTGTAATAACAGCGTTAACTTTGTTTCGTTTGGCTATGTTGACCAACTCCATAAGAGTATCTTCATCATATCCACCTTTGAGTCCACCAGCTTCTGGAACATATAGAGTACCATTCAGCATCTTTACTACAGCATAACCAGTTTCATCAGAACCTCTACCAGAGGGGTCAATAGAGAGTACAGATCCAGTGTACGGAATCATATCTCCTATAACCTTCATAGGTCTATAGTAACGATCTCCACGGAGTCCTACATTAGGGATAGCATCCCATTCTAAATCTGGTGTCTTAGCCCACACTAGTTTCTCTGGAGCTACATCTGGGTCAACAGATTGTACTATAAGGTTACCTAGTTTGAGTGGGAATCTATCCACATCAGACAGGCTAGGGTTAAGCATGAACTGTAGTGCATATCCTACAGAACCATAGGATATCTTTCGTTCATTTAAATCAAAGTCTGTAAATCTAGACGGCTCAGCTGATTCACCTTCGTTCTCATCAGAGATACATAAATCTGACAAGGTATTGTTGTAAGTCAGCTCAGCCTTCTTTATGGACACTTTCTCAGATGCCCATACCTTTGCGTTATACCCCCTAGAAGTGAGTTTCGTGTACACTGAGTCCTCACACTGCGGTGTACCTAGAAAGAGAATCTTAGAGGATTCTAGAGGTTTTAAAATAGCATCAAACTCTTTTATTTGTTCCGAGAGTTTGTCTCGCATTTGTTGCGTTGCTGAGTTTGTTGGGACTTCAATATCGTCCGCAATGATGATATCAGCACGACTTCCTGTAAGTTGGGAGGTAACCCCCAGAGACTTAACCGAAGGTGCATGCGACGCAGGTGCAGGTCCAACATCAAAACTAACTTTTGAAAATCTTTGATCACTTTTAGGTTTGAGATGCTTGAGAATAGGGATTTCATGAAGTAATCGGAGGGTGAAGGTAGAGAAGTCATCAGCACGAGTTTTAGATGCAGACACAACTAAGATGTTCTTAGAAGGGTCTAGTAGTAGTTGGTGAACAACGAAGGCAGAACAGATCCAAGACTTACCTACACCACGGAATCCTTGTATAACAGCCCTCTTAGGACCGTGTTGCATAAAGTCTGCAATGTCATACTGGATAGGAGTAGGATCTCGTTTTATCTGCTCAAGAGAGTGCCAGATAAAGTACAGGAAGTTTCTAAAGTCCTTGAGCTTTTCTGGTATCTCCGTCTTCATCAAAAGGTAATAAGTGTACTAACTCTTTTAAAGGTGTCTCCTCATTAATTGCTGTAGTAATTTGGTTATCTTTAAGTAGTTGTCTAGCAACATTTAATACAGCTGGTGACGCTTCTCCAGATTTGATAGTGGCTATCAACTCTTGGATAGTAAGCGAAGCTAGTTCTTCTAGCAGTTCTTTATTTGTTGAGTTTGCCATCTTTTAGTTCTTTATATATCTTGATACCAAGGTAAAACAAAGTAGTCAAGCCTACAAGGATCGCTACTGATGTGTTAATACCATCTAATGTAAGTGTACCAAGTAAACCAGTGATTCCAATAGCAGGGGTTAAGTGTTGACTATTCATTATTCGTTTAAGTTTAGGAGGTTAGTAATAACATCCTCAGAACCTCCAGACTTGCCTACAACCTTCGCTTGACGAATTTGCATATACTTATCTTTCACTTCTGGGAACTCTTCAAGCATCTTTACAAAGGCTACTCTGCGATACCTAGAGATTATTCGGTTAATCAAAGCGATTCGTGGACTCTTCACACCACCTTCTGAGATGGTAGATAGTCGTTGATAACGCTTATCTCTTATTAGTTTTTCTAAAGACTGTCGTAGACTCTTACCTCTGATCTTGGTTTCACCTAGTAGTTCTAACTGACGATCATAAGCGGATTGATTTGTATCCTTTTTATAATCAGTTAGATCTATCAATCTATCTAGTTTTGTAGGAGGGTTTGTGAAGCCATGCTCTAAGTTCGCAAGCTCTTCAAACACTTCATCACCCTTACGAGTAGATATTCTAGAAGGATTGAACGGACCAACAATAGGGTAGTTCTCTACTGTGATAGGTTCACCGAGAAGATTACGCTTAGGATCAAGTGCGTCATTACCGTTAGGTAACTTCTTGAGTAACGCATCACCAATGTTACGGACTTCTCGTGTGGTTGTATCACCACCAAGGGATTGACCTTGGTATAAAATGTTCGGTACGAATCCACCTGCAAGATTATTTACAAGCTTCTCCATCTTTCGTTCTGGATTTGATAACGCATCAGAAACTAACTGTAAACCTGCTAAGTATGACTTATCAGTAATATTACGAGTCATTGATATCGTTGCAGCTGCAAACACTTGCTCTGCTACCGTGCTATTAATCTCTGAGTTAGCTTCATCAAACTGGTCTACAAGATCAGCCAATACACCAAAATGTGTCCCAAACGGATCAAGTCCAGAGTAACTAAAGTACTTATCTCCCACACGGAACGAATACCTTTGCCAGCCAGTTTGCTCAAGCGTTTTAAGTTGGGCGGTATCTTTTGGACCACCAGATGTAATAAAGTCACGGTTAGAAAGAATCATATAGAGTAGACTCGCATTCATCATAGAAGCTGTGGCTATTTTACCAGCAGCTCTAGCTCGTTCTACAGGGTTACGACTATTTAATTCTTTACGGATTGTAGCTTGTGTATTCTTCAGCATTGGTAAGTCTGGCATATTTGCTAGAACTTGACGAGATACTTCTGGACCAGCGAAGAACGCACGATCAAAAGAGAACTTTAATAAGTTAATTGGAGTTCTAATGAATGGGAAGATTAGTTTTAAAATTGGAACAGTCTTTACAATCGCACCAGCTAACTCAGCAGACTTACCTGCGTCATTAGTGAATGTACCGTAACGAGCATGATCCAAACTACGAGCTGAGATATTATCCATCTCACCTAAGTTTTCAAAACCAAGACCTCCGTCTTCGTATTTCTTTAGAGCGTCACCACGCTTAGCGGTTTCACTATCAATTATTTCTTGGACTTTAGCAGCTCTTTCAGACGGTAACATTCTGTTACCACTTTTTGATAGATTTTCTGCATCCATTTTTTCAACTGCATCATTAGCATATTTAATTATTCCTGTATTAGAAAAGGCTCGCTCACCATTTACCATCACGGTTTCCATACCACGAGCTACATAGTCAGCGAGTTCATCTGGGTTTTTAATACCCATCTTCATACCTTTTAGGGTTAGTTCTAGTTTTGCATTCTGACGGAAGAGGGATTGTTTGAACACCTCATCCATAGATAGCAAGAGTTTGGTTGGTATGTTTACAACATTGTTACCGAACCAATTGAAAGCTTGACGCATAGTTTGCTCTGGAGCTGCGTCTGCAAAATATTCTGGGCGATGAGTCTTAGCTGTGTTCTCTAACGGAGAGCGTCCAGTGTCTAAGAGTTGATCATCTAGCTTGTAAGCTTTTAAGAAGAAGTCCATACCTTCTCGGAAGGATTCTAGTGTAGCAAACTCTTTCATAACATGACGAGTAATTGCTGGGTTTACAAACACACCACCAACTGCTGTCTCTACTTGAAGAAGAGTTTGAGCTACCATATTACCTATAGCATTCTTCATGAAAGTACGAGGACCAGATAACAACGAGTTGATGTACCAGTTCTGTGCTTTCTCCATGAATCCATTAGGATCAGTGGCACGAGCTTGTTTAGTAAGTCCCATCATTTGTTTGATGGCATCATCTGGTTCAGCTGAAAACAAAATTCTATTAAGAAGAACATCAAAGTTTTGTTCACCAAGGTTGTTTGCCATGTATTCATTAACAATCTCTTGGTTTCTTAGCTCTACTTCATTTAATGATAATCTAGTTCTCTTGAATTGTGTAGACTGTAGACCTTGTCCAAATCCTCTACGAAGATTAGAACCAGCAGCTGTGATGCTTACTAGTTTTTTAATCTCCCCAACAAGCTGTGCTTTGTCTACATCAGTGACCGCTGTACCTTTATCCTTTAATGTTTTTGCTAATACAAACACTGCATCAGTTTGACCTAGAGCTAAGGATTCTACTGTGTACATACGAGCTGCAATCCTACGAAGTTCCCCTGCATCTTTACCAGCAGCGTTTACTTCTGACATAATAAAATCGTTATCAGTTCCAGTAAGTTCTGAAAAACGCTTTACTGCAGCAGCAATACCACCAGCTTCTAGAGATGCTGGGTTTAGTTTTGGATTAGCTGTGAGTTGTTGATCTACTGCTCGTTCTGTTTCAGCAATCAAAGTTCCTAGATCATTTGTTGTTTCTACTTGGTTAAGTGATTTACCAACACCTTTAACAGCTGCTTCACCACCTCGTTTCACTCCATCAAAGTCTACAGTAGCTTCTCCAAATGCAGTTTTAATTATCTTATCTTTGTTCTCTTCATGAATCTGTTTGAAAGCAAACGAACTTCTAGTTGGGAACATACGAGATACAGCTTCATCTGTATAATCAATCGCACGATAACGCTTCTTACTTTTAGAAACAAGATCGCTATAAGCTGTAACAACATCTTCTAAAGCTGTACCTTTACCTTCTACTCCAATAAGTTCTTTCAAGAATGTTAATAACTCATCAAATAGATTCTTACCACCAGTACCTTCAATACCTCTTAGGTAAGCTTGGAACTCTTTATTAGATAGAGATTCAGTAATGAACTCATCTACATTAGATAGTCCATACCATTGTGACACTGAATCAGCATTCTGTTTTGCATAGCCATCAATGTCATTTAAACTACCACGAATGTTTTTAAATTGTTCTGGAGCATTTTCTATAGCAGTCATGTAAGTTTTAAGAATCTTACGAAGAGGTTCTGGTTGTGCTACATCATCAGACATAGCTGCAACAGTAGCTAAATAATCCTCACCTTTAAGGTTACGGTTAACTGCTGAAATCTCTACTGGGATCTTAGTTACAACAGAAGCGTGTACCATTTCATGGAATAGCGTAGCTTCAGAGAACACTTGTTTTGGATCTACCTTACCTTCAAAGACACCTGTGCGAGCTGTGTATAAACCAATAGTACCTCTACCTGTACGAGGATCAAAGGGATTAAAGTCACCAGCTTGTTGGTTACTAAAGAAAAGTTCTATATCAGTATTGAACAACTCATCGTTACCTTCATTAAGTTTCTTAAATCCTGCAAAAGCTTTACGAACTTCTGGAGTTGTGCCTCCTTCTGATAAACGATCTAAAGCAAAACCTACAGTAGCTCCTCTACCTACAACCGACTCAGCTGTTTTAGTAGCTTTACCTTTAGCTTCTTTCGCCATAGCTTTTACTATGTTGTAACTCTCAGCCTCACTAACACCTAGTTGTGATCGTAATTCTGGTTCAGTTATCTGACCACCAAAGCGTGTTGATCCAGTTTCTTTCTGTCCCCAAAGAGATACACCCTTTGTTACAGACTCGGACATATCTTTGTTGATATCAATGATGTGAGCTTCTGAGTATAGTGTACCGCTACCGTCAAACTCACCACGAAGAAACTCGTAATCATCTTGAACTTTATACAGTAAGTACTGTTTTACTTCATCATCAATCTCCATATCAGTACGGAAATCATCACCGTATCGTACGCCTTCAGTGTCCGCAAATTCATCACGCAATGTAGTGATTAAGTCTTCCGTATTTAAAGTAAGATTACCTGCTTTTCTTTTAAAAGCAAAGTCTTTCATACCACCATCAGTAGCTATCTCATCTAAATCAAAACCAAAGTATTTAGAATCTACTCCTTCATCATAAATAATCCATTCATCAAAGACTGTCTTATAATCTACCTTTTCACTTTTATTTACAGTTGTTAGGTTTTCTATTCTAGATTTAACACCAAAAGCAGAACCTAGTCGCTTCAAAGCAGCTGGCATTTTTTCATCATACTGTTGAATAAACGGAGCTGGTTTTACACCAATTGTGTAATCCATAGCTTCCCAACCTTCTGGTTTATCATTTAATTCATTAGCAGCTTTCTTACCTACATAAGATTCTAATTCACTCTTATTTTTAACAACGAAGTCTTTTGTAGTATCGTTGTCCGTTACTCTGAATGATTTAGAACCGTCTTCGTTAATAGCGTTAACTTTGATATTGTCTAAAGTTTTATTGTATAAATCAGCAATGTCCGCTCCTCGTGGAAACGACACTGCATCGTAGCCTTCTTTAGCTGCCATCTGTACGATCTGACGCATAGCTGAAGATATGTAACTATCTTCTAAAGGAGCTTTGTATTTATCTGGAGCTTGTTTTTGTAACTCACCAGTCCGTCTTTCTTTTTTAACTGCTTGAATAAAATCAGATTGTAGTTCTTCTACTTGTAAAATATTTTTACCATCATCTAAAGTACGGTCTTTTGTTCTAAAGTGTATTAAATTTTCTCTACCTTCTCGTCTAGCTACTTGATCATAGTGTGGGTTATAAGATGTTAAGTATCCTAGTTTTTCCTTCTCCACACGAGTTGAATAATTTGTAGTTTCTATTGTAAACTCACGGTAGTTCTGTCCTCCTTTTTGTGTAAAACCTCTATATAACTCTCTAGGTTCTTGCTCTACAAGAACAGTTTGTAGTTGAGCATCTTCAATGTACTCTTTCAACAGTGGTACATCTACCTGTCCTTGAGCGTTTAAAGGTAGAAACTCTGGATTATCTAGTCCCATCCATTTAAGTTCTTCCGCTACACCACGCTCACCAGTTTTAGATAACTCTTGGATAATATTCTTAGGTGGTATAGACTTTCTTGTTACTCTATCTACAGCTCTTAGTGATGGACTGTACACATCATAGTCACTAGCTTCACCAAAAGTTTTTTGTTTAAATGCTGTTTGGTTATTACGAAGATATCCAGCACCGTCTTTCTTTTGACGGTTTAGTTTCATAGCTCGTAGACCTCCAATTAATCCTGTAGCTAGTCCAGTAATACCAAGACCTTCTAAAGAATTTTTAAATCTACCTTCTATTTCTCCATCGTCACCAGAAGCTTCTAAGAAGTCTGTAACAGGGTTACGAAGTGATGGGAAAGTATTAATAAGATTAGATAATCTTTCTTCTTGTGCATCAAACGCAATAAAGTCTGTAGCAGTCTCAGCAGCTATAACACCTTTCCAGTTAAGAACTTCTTTACCTTTTTTGTTAACTCTTGTAAATTGTTTACCGAATCGTCCTATACTAGATGCAGCTTTAACACCTTTAGCTATACCACCAAAAGGAACAAGGAACTGTGTTACACCTTCTACTAACCCACCTGCAAGTGTTTCGGATTTACCTAAGAAACGATTATCGTAATCTGGAAGAGCGTCACCTAAAGCAAAGTCTGTAAACTTATAAATGCTTTGAGCTGCTCCTTCTACGCCTCTTAACGGTGCAAGTGCTAGATCTTTAAGAGGGTTTGACTCTTTGTCGTAAAGATCGTTATTTAAATATTCTGGTTTAATTCCTAGTGCCATCAGTATCTATTAGTTTTCCTTTGTTAGTTTCAGTTGCTACCTTAAAGAAAGGTATATCAAAATTCTTCCACATTAAGTTTGCTTGTTGAGTGATAAAACCGTTAAGGGTTTCATCAGATGTATCTTTTAAGTTTAATGCTACTGCATATGATTTAATAAGGTCAAGATTATCTTCAGCGTTCAATACAATCGCTGGAGATAAGATAACAGTTTTAGTTGCGTCTAAACTGGAGATATTTATAAAACCATCTAACTGACCAGATTCTATTTCTTTTACAGATATAACCGCTTGGTCAGAGTATAAACGCTCTGTTGCTAAATTTTCATAATACTTATGATCGCCTCGTTTTTCAAACCCATGTTTAGTGCTGAAGCTTCTTTTATTGTAGAAACTATTACTGTTGGTTTCCATCTCAGTCCTAACCATTTGTCTATAACTACTATGACCATTATCTATTGCACTTTTTTCTTGGCTCGCATAGTTATTTAAACGAGCTTGTTGTTGTTTCGCTCCAAAATTTTCAGAAGCGATAGTGCTTGTTTGTTTTACTAGGTAGTCAGTATTTAACTCTACATTAGCGTTTTTATTAATAAATTGAGTTGGTTGTTGGGTTTTAGTTTTACTATCGTCATCTTGATTGTTTTCATTAATAAAGTTTTCTTGGGACTCTAACAGAAAATCACGAGCTTCTAATTCTCTGTTAGCTAGAATTTGAACTAAGTTACCAGATGATAATTCCTCGTCTGTCAGTGGGGCATTTAGAATTGCTCGCATACTTTCTCTAGTTTCTTCTACAAAAGGTTTAGTGAGTGCTAGAGCTTCGCTCCCACTCATAGCTGGTAGACCGCTTATCGGATCGTTAGCTTGAAGGCTATTCATAATACTAAGCGTATAACTATTGTTAGTTGCTGATAAACCTACACTGTTTTCAAACTTCAGTGTGTTTCTAGTTGTAACCGCTGTTTGTGTATCTTCTCGTACTTGAGCTGCAAGAGCTGTTTGAGCGTTGTAAGAAATTACTTTTGCTTTTGTTGTTCGTTCTTCGTTACTTAATGTAGGATCAGTACGCAATGCTTCTAGCTCTGTTTGGTAAGGTTGTAACACCGAATCTACTTTAGATAGTATTTCTTCGTTTTGGTATCCAAAAGCATTTACCGTATCACTACCTATTGTAATTGTTTCTGAATAAGTTGCTATAGCTTCAGACTGTAGATTTCCTATACCAGCATTTTGAGCAAACTTGTATGCTTCATCGTTTAAGTTTTCTTTCTTTTGATCAAGTATATTTAAGATTGTAGATCTATCTGTGTTATCTTCGTGTTGATTTGTATACGCAAGACTATAAGCGTTATATAATTCTACCGTATCGGTTACCCCACTTAAATCAACAGTAACCGTATCGTCTCCTTGTAAGTTAGGTAACTCTCTAGGAGCTAAAGTACCTCCACCTGCTAATGTCTTTTCATCTTCTTCAAACGCAGTATCTATAGCAAAATTCATTAGGTTTTTCTTTTTTATAACCAAATCTGCATCAGCTAATCTACTAGTATCTACCACTTCTCCTAGTGTTGTTAACAAACTATTTTCTATTTCAGAGCCACTTCCTAGAGTTAAGAACGACTCGTCTTCCTCTAACATTGCTAGAAAAGTATCAGCAGCTATAGGATTTACTGAAGCTGTATCCGTAACTACATCTGTTAATAATTGAATTTGCTCTGGGATATCCATAGCTCCAGTTAAGGTAGCCCAATTCTGTTGGAAAGTAGTTTTAGTTTCATCCGTTAATCCTACATCAAGAGCAGAAACCAAAGCTGATTTAGTATTATACTGAACCTCAGCTTTAAACATATCGTTCTGCATTGTGTTGAGTCGTAGCTCTTCTTCAGTTTCAAACTGTGCTGTAGATTCTATAAAAGCTCTTAGAGCGTATCCAGTTAGGTTATTCTCTTTAATTAACTCATCACGCACTTGCTGCATCTGATCCCTAGCAGGTATAAAGTCACCATTCTCATCTCGCTTATATGCGTATAACTCTGGATTTTCTCTAAAATCTGCTTGGTATTGATTAGCTAAACGCTCACCAACTACACGACTAGCACGAATATAGTTATTAGGATTCTCTGAGAACTTCAGTAACTTCTTTCTTTCAGCTGAATCTAGCTTACTAGAATATTCGTTTAACTGATCCTGTACTGGATCTAACTTACCTTGTTGAATTGCTTGTAGAATCTCTGTAGGTGTGCCTTTAGCTATGTTAGCATACTCTTGTTGACGGTCATCCTCTATACCACCTAATTGTTTTGCTATAGGTCCAGCGTAGCGTCCTAAAGCATTTGCTAGATTAGTTGCTGCATTGGTTTTAGAATATCTAGGAGCAGCTACACGATACCTACCAGCTTCCACACTAGGAGCTTGAAACACTTGTTGATCTAAATCTAAGTCTACCTGCTTTCTTGTATCTGAGAGTCCTAGTAATGATTTTAAAGTTTGTTTTGCCATGTTTATGTAGTTGGTTTCTTAACTCCACTATAAATACCTAAGCCAGTATTAACAGCTCCGAAGATTGCTCCAGCGTAGTCTGGTTGTTCAATAGGTTGATTGATTTGTAATAAAGTATTGTAAGACTGTTGGTTCATATCTTTTAACTGTAAGTTAGTAGCGATGTCTCTTTGTTTACCTTGTCTAGTTAGACCGAAACGATACATTGATTCTTGTCTAGAGAAATCATCTAATAAAGCATCTACAGACTTACCAGCTACACCAGCTTCACCTGCTGATACTCTAGCTGTTGCACGAGCTTTCATAGCTTTAATAGAAGCTGACTGGAGCTGTTGAGCTTCCTCTTCCATTTTAAACCGTTGATTAATTCTAGCAGCATTAGTTTGCTGTCTATATCTTTCAACTTCTGCCTTGGAGGATCTAGCTTGTGCTGTGGCTTGGGCTTTAGCACTAGCTTTCTGTCCTGCGATACCGAGTCCTGCTTGAGCGACTCCTGCTCCGATTGCTAATTTAGATGCCAGTGGCAATGCTGCGAATCCCATATTATTTTGATATTATTATAAATTCATAGAAGCGAGACCCATTGATGTCTAGCTCCCTTATAAACTTAGCTCCAAGCCATTTTAACCATTTGATAGAAGTTTCATAGTCTTTATAGACTAAATTACTTACTACCCCATAGGGCTTGATAAGTTCTGGTAAAAGTTTTTTAGAATGTTTTGCGAATTTTAAAGTGTTTTGTTCTATACCTTTTGAGCCTAGTAACCAGATGTAAGCCTCGTTACCTTCTGTGCCTACCCCAAACATAGCAAAAGGTTCACCATGTTTATCTAGAGCTGTGTATGTTTTGTCATCATTCTCTATACCGTACAGTAAAGCGTCTTCATTACTTGTTAAGAACGCTCCTACTTCCATACAATCATACTTCCGTAACTTAGGTGCGAGCTTCCATACATGGTCTAGAGTTGCTTTGACCACGCTCGCATCATCATAGTTATTAATTATATTAGTATGGTTTTGCTCTATCACGGACAATAGATTCTATATTAGCATTCTGGAAATTAGCTGGATACTTGTAAGGTTGCTCTAGAGATATTACAACATCTTCTGAGGATAGGAATAAAGGTACAGAGAAGAATCCATCTACAGCGTCAAAGTTTTGATACTCCTCAATTCCAAAGGTTGTTGTATGTTTACCGCTGACATCTGTTTGTAACGCTGCAAGCGGAGAATCTACAACTAAATCAAACTTAGCTTTGTTATCAGCTCCTTTTGTATTCGTGTAATATAAGGAAAGATTTTTTAACTTATGATCTATATTAACAGCTGTTTGGAACTTCTCATTTTTTTGTTTAATAACAAACTCTGAGAAAGTATAATTCATTGTGTATTTTAAACCCACAGTTAAAGTTACGGTAGACCCATTAATATGTGAAAAATCTAATTCATTGTTTGCACTATCATAAGCATTTAGAGATAAATAGTCTTGATCATTAATATCCCAGTCACTAGCATCAGCAGCTAAAGTTAGCCCAGCTGTGGGAAAAGGTATTGCTATACTTGTTGTACTACCACCAGTCATTGTTGCTTGAAAAGCGAAATCTACAAGAGTTTGATAGGCGGAACTATTAGTAGTAGTAACTGTAGAAGGCTCTTCTAAGTCGGTACTAAAAGTCATAGAAGTCTGCATCAAACAATCGTTAGATCCATCTACATACTTCATCATTACAGTCAAAACATCCTTCTCAAAGTTTAAACCGTGTACATCAAAAGGTACAGTGAACTTAGACCAAGAGTTTTGTATTTTCTTACCGTTGAGGTTTAAGAACTTATAGATATAAATTGTTTTAAGATCTGTCCCACTTGTTAATGCTACACAACTTTGTGTTGTAGAATATGTTAAATCTCTAATACCAGCTGGTATATATGTAGGAACAGCGTTTGTAACCGTAAAGGATTCATAACTCTCTGTATTTTTATTAATGAGATATTCTCTTATCTCTAGGTACTCAGCTTTGTCTACAGGGAAGTATACAGAATCTCCTATAACTCTAGGGTTAATAGAGGAATCAGCATCAAATTCAGTTAGCGGTGATACTGATACAGTGTTAGGACTTAATAACTGTCCACCTGTATCAAGAGAAAATTGAGTGTTGTCAGAGAATAATATTAAGTTATCTTGGAAAGGTATAGCAGATCTAAGATTAGTTATCTTGTCTGTCGCTACTGTAAGATCTATCGGATCGCTATCTACTAAAGCTTGTACGGTAGTTCTAAAGAAGTTATAAGTAATAAGATTACTATCTGTTTTTAACCCTAATCCAGCTTCACTCAAAATGACTTTATCGTTACATAAGACTCCTAATCTGTTTCTATAGAAGAACACATTGTTAATCGCTTTCCCAACAAAAGAAGGAACTGAATTAGTAAATTCATCCCCAACTAAACGATCAGCCACTACTAAAGGTTTAAAAGTAAATTCATCTACAGCGGTTAAAACTAACTGATGAATAAAAGAATTAGCCTCATAACCTTTAACAATATTAAATCCTACGGTTTCTACCCAATAACCGTTACCAATATCTGTGTTATCTTTCGTAACAAACTTTACATAGTAGTCATCCACTGTATCGTCACCCCCTAACACTTTCGTAACAAATCCATTCTTACAATACAGAGGTAAGTCTGTAATACTATTAACTTCTTTATAGATAACCCCTAGTCCGTTATCAGCTAGTCCATCAGAACTAACAATAGAATATTCCATATTCGTAACTTGAGCATCGTTTACAGAAAGTTCTATTAAGTTTTCAGTTAAAGTAGCTGTAAAATAGTCTCCAGTGGTTGGACTTACACCGCTATCTACAATTGAACCAGAAACATGACCTGTTAAACTCGCGTGGATTGCTTCAGCAATTCTTTTTGTGGTGCTATCGTTAATAGCGTGGTCGTAACCACCAGCACTTCCAGAAGATGATTCTGAAGCTGTTCTAGTTTGAATTGTCTGTCCGTTAAAGTTTGGATCGTTTGGTGCTGAACCAGTAAAAGTTCTTGCTAATGTACTAACACCCCTCTGGTAAGATCCTTCATCTACCTTTGAAACAGATGTAACAGAACCGTTACCAATGGTTACATCAATAACACCTGCTGTATAGGTCTTTACTCCACTAAAATATACATTTAATCTTATTGTTCCATCTAAGTAACCAGAACCAGCATTTGTAACGGTAATCTGGTGTAAACCTCTGTTCTGATATTTAGATAAATTTCTAAGAGTAATACTAAGAGTAAAAGTTACAGCAGGCGATCCAGTTTGATTATGTGTAATATTTAAATCATAATTAGTTTTTTCAGCTCCTTGCTTAACAAAGATTAAAGCTGAATTACTAACAGCATCTGTGAAAGTATTTTGTTGTTCAACAGGGATTTGGTTATTTACAACATAAGTTGTATCCCCTACAGATAAAAACTTTAAATCTTTTTTGTAGTCAGTGCTTTCTAAATAATCTCCAGAAGCAATCGTTAAACCATTTGCGTGGGAAGTCTCAGAAGAATCTACGATAGCAGCTTCAGTACCGTCATCTAAATTAAATATCCTTAACTTATCACTAGAGGTAACCGCTACATATTTTTCATCTTTATCTCTAGTAATGAACTGACATATATCTGTGTCAGCTAATGTTATATCATGCTTCCTTAAAAAATCTAATCTATTTCTTTTACGAAGCCCACTCGTAGGATCGCTATACGCATTGATCTGTTCAGTACACTGACCTTCCAGTCTCATAGCGTCTGGTTGTTGGCTTACACCCCCAACAAGATTTGGTATAGTCTGTCTAATTAATGGCATTAGTTAAGATCGTAGTTACGGTTAAATCCAATTCTCTCTGCGGTATCGTAATTGTCAAATATATTATAGTTACCTTGATCGTTCTCACGGTCTTTGAAGTAAGTCTCTAGTTCAGCTTCTTGCTTTCTGATTCGTTGTATCTCACTACCAGACTGTGGGTAGAGTTCAGCTAAGATTGCTGCAACTTTTATCTCTAAGTATTGTCTGTACTTTGGAGGAACTTCATTGTAGGTAATACTTCTTTTAACAATTCGTGTACCTTTGATAGTACCAGAGAACTCATCTATTGTATTATCTTTTAAATTCTTTAGAATAATAGCTAATCCATCTAACACTCGTGTGGTGTCGTAATCATCTAACTCTTCATATAATTGTGTCGTAGTGTCTACAACAATCTTACCAGCTGTAATAGTAAAGGTTACATCTTTCTCTGTATTGAACCACCAACCACGAGCTTGTAGTTCTAAGTCTGTATCTTCTAACAACTCTTTAGCTTCTGATGCTAGAGCGTGTTCGTTCGTATTAGAGCTAACTGGAGTTACACCTAACATTCTTAAAACTTTATTAACTGATCCTACCAGAGTAGGAAGGGTGGTTGCTACACTACGATCTGATCTAAGTTGAACAGCGTCTTTGATTAGCTCTACCTTCTTGTAAGCTGGTAAAGATTGAAACGCTGCTTCTTGGATACCCATGATACGCATCTCTGGTCTAAAGTCTTTGTAGCTTCTTACTGTACCACTGATATCTACACCTCCAGTATCAAACCAGTTCTTCTCTGCTGTGACCATGTAAGCTGTTTCAGCTGTTAATCTAGCTTCTTGAGCTTCAAGTAAATCTGTTTCTTCTTCTATTTTTTGTTGAACTCGTGTTTCAGTATTTCTTTCAGCAGTAGTCTTTGCAGTCTGTGCGTCTACTTGTAGTTCTTGAGCTAGAAGTAAGTCTTTTTCCGCAGTACGCTTTACAGTTTCTTGTGCCTCAGTTAAAGCTTGCTGTGTGACTAGGGATTCTTGATCAATTATAAGCTCTCTCTCAGCATCAGTTTTACTTTTTTGAGAGACTACTAAATTCTTTTCTGCTTCTCGTTTAGCTGTTTCTTTAGCTTCTGTCAAAGCTTGCTGTGTCACTAAAGCTTCTTGATCTTTTACTAGCTCGGTCTCTGCATCTGTCTTAGCATCCTGTGCTATTACAAGATCCTTTTCAGCTGTGCGTTTAGCTGTCTCTTGTACTTCTGTCAATTTCTGCTGTGTAACAAGAGCTTCTTGATCTGCTATCAAAGCTGTTTCAGCTGTAGTCTTAGCTGTTTCTTGGTCTACCTTCAACTCTTGTGCTAATAACAGATCCTTTTCTGCTGTGCGTTTTACAGTCTCTTGTGCTTCTGTCAGAGCTTGAGCATCTACTAGAAGTTTCTCAGCATCTGTTTTAAGTTCTTGAGCTGCTAATAATTCTCCTTCTCGTAATACTTTAGTAGTAGTATTTACCTCTGTAAGCTTCTGTTGATCTACAAGTAACTCTTGAGCCTCTATAAGAAGAGCCTCTTTGTCTACTTTTAGTTTTTGAGCTGCTACTAGATCAGCTTGTGCTAATTCTGTCCCTAATTTAAGGGTAGTTAGTTTCTCTTCTAAATTACTTTGTAGGAACATTACCCCTGTGATTCCTAAATTTTCTATCTCTGAGGGTAACCCAAATGTTACGAAACCGTTTTCTTTCGCATCCTTAGCTTCTAGAACAGCCTTGGAATAAATTTCTTCTTCACTTGTTAACTTGTGAAGTGTTTCATCTGTGATGTATCGTGTTTGTAATATACGAGCAGAACGAATTGTAACATACCTACGAAACTCTTCTGGGTGTGACGCATTCCAAGCTGGAGTACCAGAACCAATACCTATAATGTCTCCTCGTGTAGTTTGAAACCACCAACCTCTAGCCTCTACATCTTTATTAACTTCGTCTAATACTCTAAGACATAGATTAACAACGGTGTTTTGCCCCTGTGCAGGAGTTAAGCTACCTACACTTGTAATAGCTCTTTCACCAAGAGCCATCAAGCAGATGTTTACTGACTCAGTAAAGTTTGTGGATGTTCCAAAATCTGTCATATATAAAAAAAA